TATAACAAGTGTTGGTACACTTACTGGTCTTACAGTTAGTGGAACAACCAATCTTCAAGGTACTACAAATGGTGCTACGATCAATGCTACCAGTTTATTAGCAACTACTATTGGCAACTCAAGCAGTGCTGGCACATTCAGCACAATAACAAGTTCTACTCACACACCAAGTAGTAATAATGCTGTTACACTGGGAAGTGCAAGTGCTTATTGGAGCACCTGTTATGCTGTGACATTTACTGGTACATCAACAACAGCAAAATACGCCGACTTGGCCGAAATGTATCATGCAGATGATTATTATACGCCTGGCACTGTGATGGTATTTGGTGGTGATCTTGATGTTACTGTATCAACCCAATCTCATGATACTGCGGTTGCTGGCGTTGTTTCAACTAATCCTGCTTATCTTATGAATGATAATTTTGAACATGATAACTGGTTGCCAATCGCGCTAACTGGTCGTGTTCCTTGCATGGTGCGTGGTCCAGTTGCAAAAGGAACGCTACTTGTTAGCAGCGATGTAAAGGGTGTTGCTTGTGCGTTAGATAAATCATTATATGAACCAGGCTGTGTAATTGGAAAAAGCATGGAAATTATCCTTGATAATTCTACAAGAAAAATTGAAGTAAGTGTGGGTAGATTCTAATGGCATTTCCAACTAGTCCAACCGATGGTCAAACCGCAGTAATTAACAATACAAGTTATACATATAGTGCCTCACAAGGCACATGGAGTGCTACTCAGGCTGGTGTTCGCACACCTATTACTATCTCTGCAAACACTGCTGCAACAAGCACAGGAACAGGTGCGCTACAAGTTGTAGGCGGCATTGGTGTTCAAGGCAATGTATATGCAGCCAATGTTGGTTTCGCTGATGGAACAGTTTTTAATACTGTGTTGTCATTGGGTGCTAGAAATCGTGTTATCAATGGTGATTTTAAAATTGACCAACGCAACGGCGGCGCAAATGTTGCTGTTACTACTGGCAGTGCCGCATATTATATTGATCGTTGGATTTGGAATATAAGTGGTTCTAATACTCAAAATAAAGGTTATACTGGATTAAATCAAGGCAGTGTTTCAAGCCCATCAGGATTTTTTAGTTACTATGGTTGGACAACAACTGCTGTTCCTTCAACACTAACCAGCGGTGATTATCTATTTTTATCTCAAAAAATTGAAGGATATTTTGCTCGTGATTTAGGTTGGGGACAAAGTTGGGCAAGAAATGCCACTTTAAGTTTCTGGACACGCAGCAGCAATGCTGGCGTATATAGTGGATTTATAAGAAATAATCCCAACTTTAATAGCGGTTTAAGTTTTACATATAATATACCATCGTCAAATACTTGGACTTATGTTGCTATTCCCGTAACAGCACCGACAAGTGGAACTTGGGGCGGTGGCAACGGCGTAGGGTTAGAACTAGGCTTTGCTATTTGGAACGGTTCTGTTTATGCACCAGCAACCTCAAATACTTGGACAACGGGAAACTTTACTGGTGCAAATAGCCTTGCATTAAGTGGCAATGTGCTAACTGCAATCGGTAGCACTATGCAATGGACTGGTGTGCAATTAGAACCAGGCAATGTGCCAACTCCATATGAATATAGACATTATCCAGCAGAATCGCAACTTTGCCAACGATATTATTATTCTACTGCAAATACAAATATCAAAGATTGGATGTGGATAACTTATACATCAAACGGCGATACTCGTGGACGAGTGTCGCATCCTACCACAATGCGAGCAGCACCATCAATTACATTTAACACAACAAGTTGGAATATGATTGGTGTTGGAACATCAACAACTACTCCATACTCACCAGCCAATGTGTCAATGACAAGCGTGACTGCTGCGGCAGTAACTGTTGATAGTTGGAGTATTTCTACTGCAAGTATCTCAAGTCAAGGAACTAACTTAGTTTGGGGAAGTAATCAAGGTATTATTGTTTATGCAGATGCGGATATGTAAGTGATGAAAAAATATACATTATGTTGGCACGGAACTATTATTGACAATGAAGATGGATGGAATATTCCACAAGATGCGGATAACCGTCATTTTCAAGAATATCAAGCATGGAAGGCACAAGGAAACTGGCCTGACTTTGAACTTGAAAATTATGCCATTGATGAACAAAATGGCAGATTTATTGCAACTCAATTTAGTCAAATGAAATATAGCTTAAATGATTTCCCTGCCGAAGTAATTATACCATAAATATCATTATGCCACAGTTAAACACACCCATCTATCGTAGAGACTATACAGGTGAAACCCTTACTCATGTTGAGAATGGTCAATTAAAATCGCTGTTTGTTAATCCTCGTGAATTTCCATATGATCGTAGCGTTGATAGTGCGATTGTCATAGGAAATGGCATCAGTAGATTATCTCCTGATATTCAGATTATCTTAAATCAAAACAACAAGCGTGTGGCAGAAGGTTATAAAACAACCTATGCTTGTAATGCTGCATATCGTGATACCGCTGCTGATTATTATGTGCTTAAAAACAATATATTTTTTGGTGATCCTACCTATCCAATAGATCAGGCAAAGATATTTTTGCAAAATGATCTATGGGTAACTTATCGTGATACAAATTTAATACCAAATGTTTGGTATATGGATAGTGGCAGCACGGCTGCATTTCTTGCAGCATTTGATGGTGCTAAAAAAGTATTCTTATTTGGTTTTGATGGAAGTGGTGATGTTAACAATAACATCTATGCAAATACATTAGGGTATAATGATAGCGATTATACATATGATAAGCATAATGCTCATTTAACGAATGTATGCAGAATTTATACCGATGTAGAATTTTATCGTGTTAGAAATCATCATAGTTTTGATTTTATTAGTCAAATAAACAGTTTACCAAACTATCATGAAGTAACAGTTCGTGAAGCTGTGCTATTGGGTGATTTTTAATATTTCTTTTATAGTTTTTAACTTATCGCGAATAACTTTATTAGATAAGCTATTATACAAACCAGGATGTAGTGGCTTTGGTGTAGCACTTAAATCGCACCAAGAATAACCTTTGTGTTCATTGCTTAGCGTTGGAATAAATTCTGTTGGCACAATCACTACAAATGTATGATAAGAAAAATGTCCATCTGGACTGCTGAAATATTCTAGTGGTAACACTTTTTGAATGGTCGGTTCAAACCCAACTTCTTCACGAACTTCTCGCATTAAACCGCCATAAAGAGTTTCACCAACTTCAATTTGACCGCCAACCAATGACCAAGTATTGCTATATGTGTCTTGATCTCGCAAAAGAAATAGCGCACGACCAGACTGTTGGCTAATAAAAAGCGCACCAACTGCTGTCAATTCTCGTGAAATAAAAACTTTTTTCTTTTTCATAGATATACAATAACACTAATAGATGATTAAATCAAATTACTATTGACCAAAGTCCTGCTGAATAATAACCTTCCCATGATTTAACCCATTGTGCGCCATTCCATGCATACTGATGTGATGAGAATGTATTTGTAACATATGAAGCATTGCTTGTTGCATTTGGACGATAAGAAATGTTCCACTTACTGCCGTCATATTGGATAATATCATTGGTCAACGCTGGTGTTATAGAACTATCAGTATTTTGCCATACAATGGCACCATTGCCAACACTTGCGTTTCCTAGCGGATTAACAATCAAATAACGCTGACCAGTAGAAGCTGCTGGCAATCCAATGGTTGGACCATTTATTCTTGGGTCTACGATAGCATTAATGCTTGGCAGTATGTTAGTTGGAATAGTTGCTGGATCAACATTAAACTTTAAGTTGGCTAAATTATTTGGATCATATGCAACTGTGCCAGTGATTAATCTTTCAGTAGTGGCATTTGTCAAATACATCATGCTATAATTGTTTGCAATATTTCCAAACAAACTAATAACAGGTGGCCATTCAATTGGAGCGGTATTAGTAGAAGGATCAGAGAAAGTTGTATTATTAAGAATAGGACCGCCCTGTGGAGTTAGAGTAACATTCTCGCCATTTACAATAACTCCATATCCAGTTGGAGTAAAGTATTGGCGACTGCCAAGATCATTGACCGCATCTTGAATTGCCGTTGATAGCGGCTGTCCATTGGCATCATATGTATTAGAAACTACGCTTTGAATAATGCCAAGACGCAAAATCTTAGCTGGCGTGGATAACCAAATAGGCATCTCAAAGGTAAATGTAGCAACATCAATTGGGTCATCTGCACCTACTGGAATACTACGAGTTGTCCAGTTAAAATTATTAAGCAAAATATAACTTAAACTTGACCAATCATAATAATTTTGAGAACTTTGAAGTTCCATATCTGGATTAAACATACATCCAATTTGTTCAAGTAGTTGACATTTTTGATCAAAGTTGCTTGTCCATAGTTCAACTACAACTGTTAGCTTATATGGTGCTGGCATCAATCGTTTTAGGGTATAGTTTTGACCTTGTTGAGTAGTTACATTGCCAGTTAGTGGATCAGTGGCACGACTTCTTACGCTTTTGTTATCAACATATTTTGGTTCTTGAATACGCTGACGATCATAATCAACTTCCTTGATATAACAAACCATCATAGGAACATTTAATGTGGTTGTATCACTGTTATTTTTTAAGATAGCACCAACCTGACGGTTAGTATCAGCATAGCGAACTGGAACACGAGAAAGAATACTGTTTCCATTAGCATCTTTGCCAAATTCTACATACATCTCATCAAAGATGCGAATGAATTGATTCATAAATCTGCGTATTTGTTTATCGTAAAAATATTGACCCACTTGATTATCCTAGTTTATCTGGTGTTAGATTAAACAAATTACTTAGTGTTTGACTACTTGGTATTGCATAACCATTTGCAAGTTTAACAGTTCCAGTGTTATTAATAAATCCACCAAGTTGTGTATTAGTGTTTGCACCAGTGATATCTGCGCGTTGAACATCTTGAATTGCAGTCCAACTAGTTCCATTATAGCGAAATAATCTTGCTGGAATATAATCAGTGCGCAACGCATATTCGCCTTGTGTTGGATTTAATGGAAATGCTGTATCAACATTAACAGGCAATCCGTTTGGAGCAGTTCCATCTCCACTTAGATATGCATTAATAACTGTTACTGGGCTAATTCCATCTTGCGTTGGTAAAATAAACAACTTATTAACACTGTATCCGCTATTTGGAACATCGCTTTCAGCTTGTGCAATCACTGCATTATTAATTTGAACATTCAGGTTATAACTGCTTAGGAAATCACCAAGAGTGCTTCCAGTTGGAGTTCCATCGGCTTTAACTGCTTCCTGATCAAGAATATCACGATACTCTTGGCTATCAACCATTGGCGTAACTTTGCAACGCCAAAGATGAGGCCACCAAGTTTGAGCATACCCTTCTGCTGCACGAGTAGTTTCTTGAACAACATAAAACTTCTTTAATGCAACTGGTATAGATGAATCAAGCGGATTAAAATCACGAAGATGCGGCAATTCAAATACATCGCCTGGCATAATTTTTCTGCCCATGCGTTCGCTCATATCATTGATATGAAAGGTGATATAAAGAGTATCATTGGTTACCATAAGACCAAACTGACTTAAATTAAAGTCATTATCTTGAATGGTATAATGTCCACGCAGCGCATAAATGTCTTTGTCATATGCACGATCACGGTTTTCTAAAAATAGTAAATCTTGAATGTTTTGCACACTTTGACTACTATATTGTGGCTGAGTCAAGTCAGTTGTTAGACCTTGATCCTTTGGACCAAGATATTTGTGAACATTGATTCCAACGCCACCAGCAGTAAACACTTCACGGATGCGATTATCCTGAAATTTAAAATCGTTACTATGATTTTCTCTATATAAACTTAAACGTGGCATGATTATTTCCCAATGATATTTATGGGAAATAAACTATTGTGTTTTTAACCATGGCGGAGTTAAAATTATTTTAACATGCTCATCTAAGTCTGTGCCATCACTTGCTTTAATATATTTCTCATTAGCATCTTCTTTAAGAATTTCTTCAATTTGTGGATCATCCCAAAGAAGAGGAAAATCTAACCAATGCGATAAGCTTTTAACATAATGTTTGCGATACAGATATAGCAATTCTTGTGAAATATAAAACGGTGGAACTTTCATCCATTGTATTAATTGTGGCATATTGCCCCAAGTTGGTCCACCTCGTAATCGTGTTTGTTGATGAGTAAGAATATTTCTATCACGTCCTATTACAACTGGTTGAACTTCAATGCCAATGCTTTCGCATTTTTCCATAAACTCATAGATTGGTGGAACTTTTGGTAACCATTTTTCTACATATGGGTTTGATATACTAGTGACAGCATATTCTTTACCGCCCATAATATCCATATCAATCTCATCAATATTATTCCAATACCAATTAAATGGTTCTTTATAGTGTGGAATGAAATATCCATCTGGTTTTAAAGCATCTTTCCATCCATGAACATCAGGATGCATTGAAAATATTTTACCAAATAAATGATTGCCACTTCCCTGTGGACCAAATAATACGATTAGTTTAGGCATTTTTTGTTAACTCAAAATAAAGTCTATCACCATTATCTTTCTTGAAAGAACTCAATTCACAATTATGAAGTTGAGCAATTCTGTAAGCAGTGTCAAAATCCCAAGGATAGATATCAATCCATTGACCATTCTTATGAACATGCCCAGGATTTGCACGAACATAAATCTTGCCACCTACCATAGTTAAATCTATTACTTTTTTAAATCTAGCATTGATATCGTCAAACTCGCCAAAATTAATGCTGCCAAAAACAATAACATGGTCATATGATTCATTAGGAACTGTATAATCTAGAATATCAACCATATAATCAGCACTGTTATTATAAGCATCAATGCCTATTAGATTTGGAATACGAGCCTTAAATTGGTTAAAACCACATCCAACATCTAATACAGCTTTTGGATTTGCTTTATTAATAATTTCTACAATATTCCAACCAGTAAATTGATAAACTTCGGTTCTAGGTTGCCAAATGCCTCCCCAAAATCTTGCACTATATTTCTGATCAATATCATGCGTTATATCTGCAATCGTGCCATTAAAATTTATTTCTAAATCAAATTCATTATTAATCTGGTTGCAAAATTTCTCCCAACGCTTGGGAGTCCACGGCAATGCATTGACAATAGTCCATTGTGTCATGGTTTTATTAAAATCATCATACTTTGGTAAATTAAACGCATCATGCAAATTTTTATATAAAAAGTTATAAATTTTTCTATTCACAGATTTTTTCCTACTTTTTGAATTTTTTTATAAATATCTTTATAAAATTATTTATCTTAGAAAAAAATTAACTTGGGAAAAAATTTATGACAGAATATGAAAATTGGGGCGATAGTCGTTGGGAATTTACTAAAAGCCGTAGCCGTTGGCATTTTGATACTAAACGACCACCAGCACCAGGCATAGACAGTTACACTCACGTTTGTAGATTTGACGCAGATTTTACGGATGCAATCCGTGAATGCTTGCCTCGTACAAAAGCCAGTAGTTGGGGAACTCGCAACAATTTTAACAAAGATATTGCGGATAAAGGTTTGTATAGTGCAACCGCAGAAGAACAAGATTTGATTCGTGCAGGAGCCAACCCTGATCAAGAAGTGTTTAATCGCACCGCAGCAGAAGATATTGAAATTTTTCAAAAAGTAAGCGATTGGCTTGGCATGGATGAAAGCATGATTAAATTTCATAATCAAACAACAGGACAAATGCTGCATACTCATATTGATAATTTTGCAGCCAGACCAGAACGTGAAAACAGTTTTAAAGTAACAGAGATGGATAAGAATCCAGACATTATGCGTAGGTTTGCCATCATGTTAGCAGATTGGGAAATGGGACAAGTATTTCAACTAGGCAATGCCAACTTTACTCAATGGCGAGCAGGAGATTGTATCACATGGGAATGGCAAGATATGCCACATGCCACCGCTAACATGGGTTGGTGGGATCGTCCTATGTTACAAATCACTGGATATGTTACAGATAGAACTCGTGATGTAGTTGGTGGTGCTAGCAAACAATTGGTGGTAAAACTTTGAATCGAGTTATTACCATAGTATATGCGCCTGGTGCCTATGGCAGTTTTATTGGTTGGGCATTAGACCGTTTTAATGCTATTAGAAAAACGCATCAGCCACCTATAATGGATAATCCTTTGCAACCAGATGGCAGTAGTCATGGTTATGCAAGTTTTTGCAAAGTGCGTGATACCGATTCGTTTATGGAAGAATTAGAAAAATGCCGTAATGCCATTTCCCACTGGGGTTACAGCATCTATGGTGGATGGCCAGCGGCTATCGGAGAGGATATTGACCCAGCCATCCACCAAATGCTTCGTTGGATGAATAGTGATGATCGAATTATTTTTATTGAAAGACCT